GTGGGTACTCTAAATGAACGAGGTGCGAAGTTATCAACCACATCATCAATCTTGAAGTGGAATTTTACCAACTCGGTCTGAGTACCAGCTCCGTTACCAAATGTCATCTCATTACCATTATGTGAGACCATCGTAACTCGTAACCAATCGTATCTCTCATCTTCAACTGATATTTCATTACCAGCGTTAGCTAACGAATCTCTGTAACCGACATCTTCATAGTGAACAACCTCATAGGAATAATCAGCTCCAGCAGAACTATCTCCTTCTGTGAATCCACCAAGATATGTACCCTTTTCAACTCTCGTTGAATCGTGTGACCAAGTTATTAAATCATTATCAAAAACTAAATCTATTCTAAATGCTGTAACATCAGCCCCATCATCATCTATGGTGATAGCTAATGTCATCACGGAATCTCTCCAAGTATCGAAATTGTTATTGTAAAGAGCAACACCTGAAGCAGTATTTGAAGTCGACATACCTGTAGTATCATCGGCTAAATATCCCCTTAGATTGAATGTCAAGGGTTCTCTCCACCAAGTTGATGGAGTCTTGTATTCTCTACTTTGCAGAACTCTGATGATTGGAGTCTGTGCTATTAGACCCGACATCATTAGAATACTGAGTATTAAGTGTCGCATTACGCTTCCTCTCTATAATATGTTGAATGTAACCTCTTTGGACAAACAGGTTGTAGACTTTATTTAGTTATAATAAATATAATATATATTGACTAAACATCAAATCTAACGACAAAACTCATGTCCATTTTGTCATCATTTTTGATTGGATGTGATGTGCGTCCCACCACGAGGAGTTCACCAGCGTCATTGTAAAGACCAATGGTGGTGATGTAAGGTCTGAAGTCACTATGTGTAACAAAATTTTCATAGTGTTGAGTTGCTTCATAAAATGATTTGAAAGAACCTGTGGAATTGAATCCACCACTTGGGTTATCGCCTGGTGGTAAAAAAGTATAGTCACCAGTTTTTCCTAAACCTACTGAGAAACTTCCACTTCTACCAAGCGTTGCACTTGGATTAATAGAGGAGTTATGTTTTCCAGCTGGTGATATTACTCTATATTCGTGTTGATAAATTGTATGTGTTGAACGATAATTCAATGTGAATCCATTATCCATATCACCAGTAAAAGCATTTAAATACTTTGAACCAGTACTTGTCATTACAATCAATCCTTGTTTATAAAAAACATTTCCAAGAACTACACTTGAACTATCAAAACTATTCGCAACAGATGAAGAATAGTAAGTCTTGAATGAACTTGCTTTGTATAAAGCATAACTTTCTGAATAAGCAAAATCGTATAGATTACCATCTCCGTCATCTCTTATATCAGTCGTGATATCACTTATGTTGTCTGATAGACGGACAGAGTTAGGTTTTATCCCCTCACCGATTAATTGTTGTGGTAATGTAATTAATGATGCACTCGAATGTAATTCACGAAAATTTTTGTTTGGATTGGAAGGACCGTATGATAAAAATGGTTCAACTTTTTTTCTACCTTTGGGTAGTTTTTGAACACCTGAATAATTTTCATAAAAATTTTGATTTAACATATAGTAGACTGGTGTATTGTAAAATGTACCATTACTATACCATGTAGATTTGGGTTTACCTAAACTTTGTGATAACGCGTTATATGTACCAATACTTTGAGATAAAGCAGAACCTGTTTGGAAATTATGTAAACTCCCACTATTTGCTTTTAGAGCGAACACTCCACTTCCACTATCGATATTTGTGAAAGTGAATTTTTTAAAGGTTTTGAATGGCTCTATTGAAACATCTTGTGGGTGGACATCTCTAAGTATCATTCCACTCCCCTATGTTTTAGAAATCAAGTTTAACTTTAATTAATGCCTCACGAGAGTAGGATTTCAATACAGGTTGACTTAACTTGGCTACTGCCAATAACTCATTACTATCATTATACAAACCAACGGTTGTTATATAAACCTTTGGGTCTTTAAAGAAAGTAGGTTGAGTAAAATCACCAGTAGATGATGTGAAGAATGTTGGATTGTTACTAAAGTTGAACTCTTTATTACCAGCTCTTACAAAGTAATGAGTTGATGAAAGTTTTTCTTCTCTACGAGCTTGAAAATAAGCTCCACCCTTTACACTCTTAAAGAACTCTAATGTGTTAGAGTTAATTACATTTGAAGTCTCGGTCACACTAATGGAGGCTGAAGCATTTACTACATCAGCATTTAATACAATCAATCCTAAATCAGGATAAAATAAACCATAACCACCACCTGGATTTGATGCGGCTGCTGTGTTGATGACTGCAGTTCCAGTTGATATGGAACCAGTAACAACATTGAATACTCGTCCACCAATACCACTCGTAGGATTCGTTGTAGCTCCACTGTCATCAATTAGTCTTATGTTGTCTCCAACCTTTTTACTACTACCACTTAAATGTAATTCCCAATTACCTGGATCCATCTTTTCTCTCATTCTTGCTCTCTTCAATGAGATAACAAAAAAGTGTTTAGATGTGGTAGAATTTGCGTATGTAAATCTATCAGTATTTGGTGGTAATAAAAGATTGACTAATTGTGCGTGTATAGCTGCTGATGCTCTATTACCAGTAGCTGCTCCGACTGTTCCTAAAGAACCACTTCCATGTAAATGTCCGTAAGCTAAACTGAATTGTATTTCCGCTTCACTATCTGTTGCTGGACTTGTTTTGTACACATCAAAAAAGTAATTACCAGTGGAAGAACTTTGTGCAGACTGAGTAAAGAACATTCCAGCTGAAAGGGTGTTTGCTCCACTACTCCAAATACCACTTGATATCGTGGCTTTGATGTTTTTGACTACATCATTTTCTTGGTCAAATAATTTATATGCTCCTGCTAATGCCATTTTCTAACTCCTACGATTAAGATGAACCACCACTACCTGGACTTCCAAGTACTGTTTTGTTCACGGTTACGGTGATGGTTGATGTAGCTCCAGTCTGATTACCAACTATTGTCAATTGAGTTGTTTTCTGATTAGGTGTGGTAAAGGTTTGAGGAATTACTCTTGCTGTCAAACCAACTACACTCTGAGAATTTGTAATTTCTTCACTACTCAAATTGACTGGTACTAATGGTGCTGTCTGTCCAGGTGCTGCTTGACCGACTTGTAGTCGTGCTACATTTGTATCATGGACAAGGAATGTATATCCTAAATCAGCATCAGTTGAATTTAATGTACCCGGACTTACCAAATCACCATTTCCACCACCTTGTTGGAAAGTTAATGAAGGTACAGCTATATCCAATATTGGAAGACGAGAAGTTTCCTTTGGTAAGGAAATCAACTTGTACTTAAGAGCTTGTGTTTCATCAGGTACAGGTTCTAAAAGAGGCATATTCTCAATGACTGCCCCATAAAAATTTGTTCCGTTGGGATGTGAAGTATCCCACAGACGATAGTCGACCTCATCATCTGCTAATGCGAATTTCGTAACTTGAAATTCATTATTACCACGAGCTAACAACTCACGACCTCTTTTCGTAAGTATTGCATCTACCGTGATTGTGGTATTATTTAAAAATCCCATATATGTTCTCCTTTAGGATTTGAGTTCTTTGGATTTTATCAAAAATAAGATTAAAACTTCTTAGTTATAAATATACTCAAATCAAATTTTTCATTATAATACATCGAGTTTAGATTCACCAGTTTCCTTAGTCACAAGTGTATTTGGATTTGTCAATACTACCGTGACTGGTTCTAATTTATCAAGTGTAGTCTTCTTTGTCTGTAATGAACCCTTGTAAACTAATCTAAACATTTGATTATCTTCATACAGACTTTGTTTATCACTTCTAACCAAAGAAGATGAAAAGAAATTATTTACTGATGCACTTGCCTGAGTTGAATAGAAGTACCTTCTTTCAAAATTATGTTCTGAAATCCTTGAACCACTAATATTAGGTTGTAAAACCTCTCTGAATATATACTCAGGTCCTCCACTTTCGAGCTTGAAGTTTCCGTATTTTTCCTCTCCACCACCCCATCCACTTAGTGATGAAGAAAGTATGTATAGAGCTGGTGTTCTGAATATATCGGTTGATATGGAACCCGTATATGTATTGTATTTACCTGAGGCTGATGGTGATGCGGTCAAGGAACCACTATAGGTGAGATACATACCACTCTGTGATAATTGTGCGTCAATATCTATTGAAGCACTCATCGGTTTGGTTGAACCACTCACGACTCTTCCAAAACCAACATCAAGAGTACCCCTTACATTTATTGGTTCTAAGATAGGTGGTGCTCCTATTACCTCTTTTCTTCTCTCTAATAAGTTAGGCTCTATGAGTAATCCCACATTCGCGTTTGCCTTTGCAGGAATCATCTTCCTTATTTGGTCAAATACACTCGTATCGTAATACCTTATCAATCTAATGTAATCCCAAAAGTTATTTGGGGTTTTGTATTTTTGCCAATATGTATTTGCTATATCTTCAAGCTGTCTATATCTTCTTTTATACTTGTCTCTTGGGTCACCAATAAAATCATCATAATCCAAATCAGCAACACTAAGTATTATATCCTCGTTAATGACATCGGATGGACTAAAATATACACCCAACCTATTACTATCAAGTGGTGCTAAATCATAGGCACTTACCTCTGAACGCTCATCAACAGACAATCCACCCAATAATTTACTTTTTTCAATTCTAATTTTATTTTCAACACGAACATTAGGGCCCAAGTTTGGAACCTTTGCCTTTTGTTGGTCAACTATCTTTCTGAAGTGGGGACGATTACCAGCCGTATATCCGTTAGCTGTCCCCTCTGCTGAATAGGATTGGTCAGCACTTGTATCACGAATACTCGTTGAGGAATCTAAGTTTTTATCATCATCAAAACTATATCTTAATACTAAATCATGCCATGATGCTGATGGATGATTACCATCAAATGCCTTTGGTGCGGCTACATGGTTATCGAATGAACCACTATTCAAAGCGGTATTCCAATAACGAAACTCCATGATACTACCACTAAGTTGATTACCAAAATCATTACTTGGTTTACCACCTATATAAGCTGTTTCGTTCCCAACAAACGCTGAGTTATTACTTGTGGTGGATGTACTACCACTTGTCCAAGATTTATAGATTATCCTCTGTAATCCTGAATCATATCTTCCAACATGAAGATTATATAAAATATTTTGTGATGTGGTATCACTTGTCAATTGTCCAGCTGAACTACCACTATAATGTCTTCCACCATCACCAATACTTGCACTCATTCTCGTTAACATCACTTGGTAAAACTCACCATCATATATCGGTAAAGAATCAGATGATAGAGTAAAATCAGGATTAGCACCACCCTCTAAGAAAAACTGAACAGTTCCGTAATTATCGGCTGAACCATTATCAACCAATCGTAAAGCAAAATCAGTTCCTGCCTGAAATAGTGTTTGATTACTTCCACTTGCTGCTCGGAATCTCATTTCAATAGTGTCAGGTTTTCTTCCACTATTGGTATCATTTGCCCAAGTGGTTTGGATGTACTGACCACTTTTGAACTCTAATGCTTTGGTAAAGTTTCTTGTGATTTGAAAAGATGGTCTGTTCTTGTTTGGGTTAGGGCCTCCAAATTCTCTTACCCTCAATATACTACTTGGTATTCCATAACAATTTATCAAACCTTTTATTGAACGAATCGTACCACGAGTCTTCAAGAAGAAAGGCATGTTGTTTAGAATTCTCTTCCAAATTTCCCTTGATATATCTTTTTGTGGAGTAGCAGATTGTATTGAATAAGTCGAATCCGAACCAGTGACATCGGCACCAATCAAATAATTTGGAAGACTGACGAGGTCTTGACCATCGTTAAGATAAAATCCGAAAGACCTACCAACTTGAAATACTAAGTCTCTTGACAATCCAACATCTAAACCATCTCTTCTATCATATATGGCAGGTATCTGATTGATATAAGTCCATATACCATCGAAGTGCTCACCTGTCATGTTGATAAAAGTTGTGAATGCGTCATTTCTTTCATCGTCCTTGATATGTGCTGGAATATTATTTATTAATCTATCTCGGTTCGACCTATCATAATCTGATGCACTGATTATTTGTCTTGAATACCAATTTTCAGCGACGGATTCAGATACCGCATAAAGAACATAGGGGTCGAGTTGAGTGCCTGTACCACTTTTCTTAGGCCAAGCGTTGTCATGAAACTCACCTAATGAACCACTTGAATAACTTGAGGATTCATAGTACATATATCTTTCGAAAGATGTGAAATTATTTTTGATTTCTCTGACATCATTTAATAATGATTGTGTATATGCTGCGGTCTCGTTACCAAGAACACCGATTAATTCATTACTTTGACTTGTAAATAATTCTATCTTCTGTAATTTATATTTGAAGTTTGACAATCTGTCTTCAACCGAACTAAACCTTGAAAAGTTTTTGAATTGTGAATGGTCGATACCATCCAACTTTATACCTTCTACACTACCACTGACAATTTTATCCTCTACCAATTCTTGAATTGTTTTATTTGAGGTCACTAATTCATTATATGTTTTGTAATTAGTGTCTCTTTGGTTGAATGTTCCATCTGAATTGTAACCTGCATCCCACTTTGGATTTCGAAGAACCACATCTTCAATCTCCTCATCAGTAAAATCAACCAACTCAACTGACTCCACAAGTGGAGAACTCATTTGTTTACAGATGTATACCAAATCATCCTTTTGGACATCATCAGGTAATGGTTCGTATAATTTATAAACTATCGAATGAGGATAATCAACATATGTTTCTATGTCATCTTTTTGATTAATGATGAGTGAAGAACCTTCATCACCATACTTCATGTATGTGTATAAATCCTGCACAACAGGTGTATTGACATACCAAGTATCGAACTTGGTTTCCAAGTTAACTTGTGTCGGCCCGATGTGACCTGCCTGTGTTGCTCCATCACTCCAAGTTTTATCGGTTGTGATTGAGTCTTGATTATGTACTTCTAAAATTTTAGCAGTATAATTTGCGTATGTTGGTACTTCTCGTCCTTCGCCCGTGGTGTTGAATTTTGTATCCTGACTACCAAAGTTAATCCAAGCTCCTGGCGGTTCCTTCCAAACATACAACTCACCATCTATGATTGCCTGTTGTCCAACAAAATCTGCAGGTTGTGGTAAATCATCCACACTATCCAATTGTAAAGGCCCAACAGGATCGACACCCGAATCATATGGATTGTTTTGTAAAATATCAATCTGTGCTCTGAGGTCAGCTATTAAATCTAATAAATCTTGTCTATCACCTAAACCATTATTTGGTAATCCCATATTAGATGTACCACTCATACCACTCATGTCACCGATTCTTGCCGAGGTTCTACTTGGACTATCCAAATTACCTTCCAAACCTTGTATCTGTAAGTCTAATGCTGCTATCTGTTCATCCGTACTCGGTCTATTCTTTTCAAATGTTATACCGAAGGCTGGGTCACCTATTAGGGCGTTAGCTAATGTTCCGACCGCCGCATCCTTGAGTTGAGCACCCAACTCACCTGCTATATCACCAAGAAAGTCGAACTTTCCTAATCCTTTGGGTTTCTCAGGTTTCTTCTGACCACTACCAGCATTACCACCACCAGCTCCACCTGTGGGTTCGGCACCATCTCCACACGCACCCATTCGTGGGATTATAGTTTGGTCATTACCACCCCAATATATGATTCTCTTATTCTTCATTATTGAGCAAATCCAATTCTAACTATTTTAGTTACATTAGTATTCATGGTGAATGTTCTTGGATTATCACCACCATCAGTCCAAAAGGCTTCTTCCTCAACAAAACCACCTGGTGCTTCAAACTCAAATTCTACAGTGACCGTCGCCCCTTCTTCGAATTCTTGATAACATGAGTTACCTTTATTCACACCATTCACTATAAAATTTACATCAAGTGTTTGATTTTGACTATTTGTATATGGTAATGATTGAGGTTGGTCTTGGTAGTTAAGCTGATAAATCGAACTAAGATTTAGAAATTTTGTCTGTGGTTCAGCACCTTCGTCAATATCAGATGAGTCATCACTTTCGTTGGTCTGAGATTCATCACCTTGAAAGTAACCCAAGAATACATTTTCATCAGGTGATGAATATATTCCCATATTTGGCTGTGGTAATGATTCGTTGATTGATATTCCTGTCGTGAAGGATAATGAATCTATATCAGGTCCCAAAGGTAAGGAAACTATTGTTGCTGAATCCAATTCGATATCTGATGGAGAATATAAGGTTCGGTTTACCATAATACCATCAGGTCCCATCCTCTGTACAGTTTCACCCGTAGAGGTTGAACCTAATAATGTTCTGAGTAAATTAAAATTTTCACTTGTCGAGATTGTTCTCTTGTATCCATTCTGAACATACCAAGCTGAATTAACGGTTGCTCCCCTATCTGAACGAACTTTGGGAATACCATTATTATAATTACAATCCCAACGAATAATTTTACCATCCAGTGAGCTTACACCTGGCTCTATGAACGATACGATTTGGGTATCGATGGAATCCAAGACCCTACCATTTGTTGTTCTGACCTCTTCGATGGTGCTTTGGAAGTTTGGTGTCATCACTATGACACTTGGTGAATATGAACCATCCGTGTCGTAGGTATGGGAGGCGTTTGGTTCTGCAGAGGCCTCTTGTTTATGACCACATCCAAAGTCCCAATAGAACTGAACACCTTGTGAGTTTGGGTCATATACACTACCATCCATCGTGTACATGGAATAATTGTATGTTCTTGTATTTTCCACACGAACTGCCTGAATGTATAGTTCGGGTATAGCAGCTTCAGGTTGATAGTTAGAATTTTCTGATACATCAGGTCTTGTCTGATAATCAATAATGTATGCCTTTTCAATCGTTATCGTTGAACCTTTCATGGTATCCTTGAAACCCTCGTCCTCAACCTCTCGTCTAATATTAAATTCTAACCTTGAACTATCAGGTCCTGTCCAACTAATCTGACCACCCCCATCTTGTGTGGGTAAATTTCTACCATCTGCATTTTTACCATAAAGATTCCAGTGTAACTTCCCAAAGTCTGCCTTCTTGGTTACATTATCAACGAATTGTAATCTCGGTCTCCACCACTTTGATGTGGTTGAGTCAGGATCATTCTTGATTGTATCCCAAGCATTTGATAAATCATCATACGAGTCTATGTATTCGTCCCAAGCAGTTTCGGGTATATAGGTTTTTGGTTCGACCAAATCCCTAAATTCCCTTATGTAATTGAGATTGTTAATCAATTGTGGTACTATTCGAACCTCTGTCCGTGATGGAGATATCTCATCAATCTTAAACTTCCATTCCTTTATATCAAGGGGCTGTGCATCTAACATATTTGCTGGAGCAGATTCACCAATAAATGCATTACCTTCCTCATCGGTATAGAATTGTCCCATCGGAACACCTGTTAATTCAGGATTCCCACTATGTATGATGTTGGGTTTACCATCGACCGTTTTGGTCAATACTATTTCATCACCACCTGCGACCTTACGAATGAAATTGTATCTTACCTTGAATTCTCCACGGTCATAATCCCTATCTCTTAAATCTTGTCCGATGTTGATGACCATCTTGTCGTCTTCAAAGGTCGTGTGTTGGGAAATAAATTTTTCTATAAAACCATCATTCGTGTCCAATAGATGCACTTCAACATAGTCATTCGTTGATTGTCCGAATGGTGGGCTCAGATGACCACTAAGACCTAATACCTCTTTAGATTCTTTCTTTAATTCTCTGTAATCATTTACTGATAAGGAAGTTTCTATTCTCATAATTCTTTGAACTCTCTATCCAAGATTAAATCCCACTGAGGGGATGTCTGATAGCAGGTTGTTTTTTTGGTTACCTTTAATAATTGGTCTTCATCCGTTAGGTTTTTACCCTCTTCAAAAGGGTCTTCTACGGCTATAAACACACCAGCATCATTACGAAGTGGTGGTGTTTCTGAGTTGATTATTATGTTGTCATCTTCTGTAACAATCACTGCACCACTCAACCTTCTTCTCTGTTCCAATTCATTAAGGTATTGAGTTCTATCTTGTTCTTTTAACTTTTGATAAAATTCACTTTTTAAAAGTTCTTCTTTTGTTAAAGGCATTTTACTTCACCACTTTGAATGATGGTAGATATGTAAAGTACTGAATGGTTTCATCAGTAGTTCCACTACCACTTATAATTTTATATTCTACTCTATAGAATCTATCAGCTAAAAGTGATTTCATATCAAGATTGAAGTAATTACCAGTGGAATCACAACTAACAATTGAACCACTACCATAAGGTATTATGATGTCTTCCGTGAAAACATCCACTAACTGATAAAAAGTGCTACCACTTGGGAGCATCTTTGCGGTATTGTAACCAGTTGAATATCCCGCTGTTGCTGAGAAAGTTTTTTCAGGATATAGTGGTCTTCCAACCACACGAAATTTTACTTTAGAACCTTCCTTGTATTGATCTCTTTGACTTCTTGGATAGAGTCTTACATCTTCTAATTCTGTATTTGTTAAATAACTTAATGAACCAGTAGTCCATACTGAATCATCCCAAACAGCTTCCAACTTAGGTTGATAGATAGTATGTGTTTCTCTACTGAAAAATGAGAATGTACCTAATTGTTTTGAACTACCCTCATCAAGTGTGGTGTCTAAATTACCGACACTACCACTTCTTTTAACCATGAATCCATCATTAGGTATGGTTCCGTGTACCCAATTCCATACTATGTTTGTGACATCCATCCTTACATCACTTGGTTCATTATTGAAAGATTGAGATGATTCATATTGTTCATACCAAGTACCACCCGAACCAGTCATTGAACCTGTCCATTGTGTTCTGGCTATATCATTATCTCTATAAAACCAACTACATCCATCACCAATAATTGGTCGATTGTCTTCTTTACCATAACCCATGTCCCAAGATTGACTTACCGGATATGCGTATAAGTTTTGGTTCGCGTTAAGACCACGAGAATTAGCATCATATAGATTAAGATAAAATTTCGTATAGGAACTTGAAGGAATTAAACCACTCGATATTGATGAAGATATGTATGTTGTATCGAATTTTATTACAACTCTACTTACACCTTGAACCACTCCTGCAGAACTTACATCTTTTGTAACTTCTAAAATTTCATCAATACCCGTGTTCTGACTACCACTTCTTGAATATAGTGTAGCGTCTTTTTCGGCGTATTCAAAATAATGCATTTATCTCTCCTATAATTGATTACCTACTGAATCACCTATAGCTCTTGCTTCAATATCGGTGTTCGGATACTTCAACTCAAATATACTTGGGTCGAGTGATGGATATACTATACCATCTTTGGTTGCGTAATTTATATCGTATATGTTTCCTGAATAACCACCTGCAGAAGAATACTTGTTGGTAATCAATACTGAAAGATTTTTTGGATTGTCTTGTGTTGGTGGAACTATCGCACCAACCCCTTCAACAATTGATAGTTCGTATGCTAACTCTTGTATTATTATTGGTTGATTAATTTGCCATCTATCTATGTTGAAAAATTGTTTTGCCCGTTCTATTATTCTTAATGAAACTTCATCTTTGTTATATCCTGACCTCGCTATAAAATTTACCTTCATACCAATATTGATTATGTAAGCGTCTTTGATATTCACGGCGTCGGTCATCAATCTATATTGAGATAGGTAGGTTTTTAAGTTTTCTTTAACGGCTAAATTAAGATTCATTAACTTTTTGGACGCGTTATATCCGAGTGTATATAGGTTGAGGGCGTTTGGATTTGGTAGTCTATTGGAAGAACCAGCATCTTGTGCCTTCAATTGGTCAAGGTTTCTCTCATCCATGAAAAGATTTGACTTGACTTCCTTTTGCATTGTTGGTATATTCAGTTGTTCGTCTTGAACGATGTATGCCTTTGCTATTGCTCCAAATTTAGATGGTAAAGCATATACCCTTGTGATGTAATCTTCACGAGTCACACTCCTACCTTGAGCTTGAAAGTAAGCTAGTGCGTTATCCTTGAGTTGTTGTATTGATTCAGCACCTTTACCACCACTGGCAGGGAAAGGATTGGTGACTGCCACGGAGGCTTTGACAGTTGAGACGAGTGATGCATCTAAACCACTCTCGTCTAATGTTAATGATATTTCGGATAAATTTGAAATACTATCTTGTGTAGCGTTATCTCCTAAACCACCACCATGTGAATACTTTATTGTGAGTGTGGTGTTGGATGGTGCCTGTCCGTAAGCCTCTGTTTTCAAAAAGTTTGTTGGGTCAAAGTTTGCATCCAAGTAAGTTGGACTACCAGGTAATGAAGAACCGACATTATTTGGGTTTGGTACAATTTCCTCATCGAATGAGTCACTCACTCCTGCACCAAATCTAATTTCAGTTCTACCATCAGACCTTATGAATGTCACAAATCTTCTTGGTGTTTTTAAAAGTTTTAAAAGATATGGAGCTTCATCACTATATTGCGATAATTCAGGATCGTTAGCCGCTATATTTTGAACGGAATCAAATATTGTATCTTGTGCTAGAAATGGAACTTCTTTCCAAGTGTTTCCATCACTATCGGTACAAGATATTATTTCTAAAACATTTTCACTACCCAATATAATTCTTTGATATTTTTTAGTACCACCAAATTCAAATTGTTCCTCAACAACAGTACCACTAACCACACCTACGGTTTTCTTCAATAAATAAAATGTTGGTGCAGTACCTGAAGTTTCATAAATACTAACCGTGGTTGGGTCGAATGAACTTGAATATTTAAAATTAACATTTTCTCTAATTCTGAATGTTGTTGTTCCATTTGAGGCTAATGTTCCCTCGTTTATCTGTAGGGCGTAATTGTAATTTGGTTGTACATTAACTCCACTACCTCTTGCTGGAACTATTTGAAACACATCAAGGTTCGTGAATGATGGACTTGATAACTTAGGTTTGTATCCAAATGATTGTGCCATTTCGAATAATGTTTTCGTGTCCTCGGCGTAGGCTAGTAATTGTTCCTTAAATTGTGCATCAACATAGTAAGACAATACATCTCCTACATAGGATGCCATTTCGATAAACATCATACCTGGTGATGATTCGTTGAAATCATTATATGTGTTTGGATAGTATTGTTTAGCAAAGTCTATCAAGTCATTACGAAATGACGAAAAATCTTTGTTTAGATATCTTACTTCTTTTTGTGCTGGCATCTAACTCTCCTATTCACCTACGAGAAAACTTAAGGTGATGACCTCATGTACTGTTGGTTGAATTGTTAAAGCAAATTCTAAAATTATATTTAATTGATGTTGTTCTACGGAATCCCTTTCGACTTCAATTTTATTTATCGTAACATGAGGTAACCAAAATGCTATCGCCTCTTCTATTGTTGCTCTAACTGATTCCAACAAGTCATCACTCATCGGTTCAAATAATATTTGTAACAGACCACACCCAAAATCTGGCTGTCCAACCCTTTCACCCTTATTGGTAAGTAATAGATTCCTTATATTACTACTTGTTTGAGTGAGTGTCGTAGAAGTACCAGGAAAAAAACCACTACCATCGATGTGATCCATCGGTAATGATACACCAATTTTTACATCAGGATCTAAATCTTTTTCTAATACTGACAACTAATTTCTCCTATGGACGATAGTGTTCGTTCTTCTTCTTGTTCATGGCTTTCATCAAACCACTATAATCTCTTGTTAGGGCATTTACAACATCCTCACCGACTTGTTCGGAACTGACACCTCGTGCTTTCATGGATTCAACCGCTCCAACCTGTCTTCTCTTTTCCTTACCTTCTGC